TGCAAAGTAGAAATATCTACCACCAGTACCATCATAAGTAATACTTTTTGTATGATTAGTTGATAATTCATCACCACCTAAAGCTAATAAAGCTGTATCATCTAATGATGTACTCGCAGAAACACCCCAATATCTTTTGTATCTCCAGCTAACACTAATAGTATCGCTAATAGTCTCAGATAATGAATTTACTGCACTTATATTATAAGTACTAGATGTAGCTGTTGTTTCAGTTTGATCAGATAATGTCTGAGTTTCAGTACCATCATTTGCTAAACTACCTGTACCATTAAGTGTAACAGAGTTAGTATTAATATTAGATGGATTAGCTATATCCCAAGTAAATACTAAACCAGTACCACTAAATGTAGCTCCAACTTCTAAACTTACAGAAGAAGAACCATTTACTCTAAAGTAATTAAAATAAGGGTATTGATAAGGATATAGTAAATCAGTTAATATACTGGTAATAGTAGCAGCACTAAATGTAGTACCAGCTTCAATACCACCTACTGCTTCAGGCATTGCTGTACCATTAGTATAAGTAGCAATTGCATTAGCTTCAATACCATCTAACTTTGTAGATTTAGCATCAGTAAAGGCATTAGTATCTGAATTGGATTCATATGCTATTTTAATCTCACTAGCTGTCATATCAGCAGTAGCACTATCTTCTATACCAACTAATTTTGCATTATCAGCATTTGTAAAAGCATTAGTATCTGAATTAGACTCATACATAGTTTTAATATCTGATGCACTTAAAGTTGAACCTTCTGACAATTCAGTAAACTTAGTGACATCAAGTGTTCCACTAGAAGTATGAGCAGTAGTACATTTATATATCTTAAGATCAGTATAATGTACAACATTACCTAAACTATATACAGTAGCATCAGTCCAAGCATCTAGACCTCCACCAGAACCACCAGCAGTAGCTCCATCTTCAATTCCTGCAAGTTTAGACTTTTCAGCATCAGTGAAAGCATTAGTGTTAGACTCAGCCTCATAAAGAGCTTTAATCTCAGCTCCAGTTTGATCTCCAGTTGCTCCAGATTCAATACCTGTAAGTTTAGATTGTTCACTATCAGTGAAAGCATTGGTGTTAGATTCAGCTTCATATAGAGCTTTAATCTCAGCTCCAGTTTGATCTGCTGTAGCACTAGCTTCAATAGCATTAAGTTTACTCAATAATGTATCAGTTAAAGCATTAGTATCAGCATTATTTTCATAAGCAACTTTAACCTCTGCATCTGATAAAACTCTAGATATAATCTCAAATTTAGTTCCATCAAAAGTACCACTTGAAGTATGTGAAGTTATACATTGATAAATAACATTTAAGTATTCACAAACATCATCAACCTCATATAATACTGCTGAAGCCCAAGGAGATAAATTCTCACCACTAACTGCATCTGCATAAGCTTTAGCAGCAACCAATGTAGCAGTATCTCCTGATGTAATAGCAGATGTATTAGCAGCTATATCAGCTTCATTTTGTGTTACTCTTATATCTAAGTCTGAAATATCAGAAATATTCTGAGCTATCTCAATGTCATTTGAAACTATAGCAGCAGTATTAGCTGCAATATCTATATCATTATTTGCTATATTAGATGTATTAGCAGCTATAGCAATAGAATTATCTGAAATATCAGAAGTATTAGTTGCTATGTTTGCTGTATTAGTTGCTATATCAGATGTATTAGTTGCTATATCAGATTCATTCTGTGTAACTCTAGCATCTATAGTTGTACTAATTTGAGAATTATCTTCAATTAAATCTCTAGTCTCTTGTATTAAATACAAGGCTTGTTCAGAGTCATCATTTAAATCAGCCTCAACTAGTTTAGAACCATCATTATAATTAGTTAGTCTAGTTGATATAGAAGACTCTCTTACTATAGTTACGATAACTCCATTTGCAGGAGCACTATTCATTACAATAGTAGTACCATCGTCCCAAGTATAAGCTGAAGTTAATACATCATCAAGATATACTTTAATATGGGATTTCTCTATATAAGGGAAAGAGACTACGAAATTAATCGTAGCCCCATTACCAGTATAGGAAACCTCAGCGTATTTAGCCATAATTTCCTCCTATTTCTTATCATTAACACCAATAACATTTAGCATCTGTTGTATGCCTAGCATGTTAGCGAAAGGTGTTGTTTTCCTAAATTTATCCATTGCCTTTTCACCATCACCTTGCAGTACAGCAGAAGCTCCCTCAAAAGCATTCTGTGCTAACTGACCTACTGGTTTTGATGATAAATCAAAGTATTTTTTATTCTTTCTAGTAAATGAAGAACCAGATGTAATGTCAGGTAAACCTAGCATCTGTGATCCTGTAGCTACATACATATCCATAGAACCAACAAAACCAGACCTCCAAATTCCTAAAGACATCGCTCTAGCTGGATCATCCATTATTTTGTTAAATCCAACATCGTCTCTACCTGTACCAGCATATTTAACTTCGTCTCTAACACCAATAGATAAAGTACCCATTGCTGATGCCCAGAACATATTATTAACAAACTTCATAACCTCATGTGGATCATTATGTTTAATACCATTATATAAGTTACCAAAAGCAAAGCCTGTAACTTTAGACATAGCATTAACACTAAATGTTCTAAATTGGTTTAGTAGTTGTCCAATACCTGTAGTCATCCATAAAGCAGTAGTTGTTGAGTCAGGGTTAACATGAATATGTGATGTTTGAAGTTTAACAACGTCTCTAAATGCATCTTTTGCTTCTGGCATCCATTTATCAAAATTCATTCTAACTGGATTACCTTTGTCATCAAACTTAACATGCTTCATATAATTATCTTTTATAGAATCATATAGCTCATTAGTTTTAAATACCTTTTGACCACCATCATCAACCCAAGTACCTAAACCAGAATTCTCAAGTGCTCTATTAGTTGTCTTTTTATTCAAACTAAAGAAAGATTTAATAACACCATCTGGTTCTTGACCCATAAAATGTCTACCCCACTTAACAGCTAGTGCATTAGCAGTAGCCCTACGTGTGGTATTCTCTATCCAGCCAAAAGTACTTTTAGTAACACTACCTAAAGCATCTACACCACCTTCAACATTAGCTAACATACCACTTTTATAAATCTGCTGTGATTTAGAAACACCTCTAGATGTAAAAGCCATATCTTCAAAACCTATACCTATTAGGGATGTCATATCATCAGTTAAAGATGCAAGTCTCTCAGTAGGTGTCTTAAACATGTAAGCTCTGTCTAGTGAAAACTTAAAAGAATCCATAACAGGTTTAATAGCATTAAATGCTCCAACTTCAGAAACAGTACCAGAAAATTCAGCTAATGATGCAATACCTGTATCTCTTAATAAATTAACAGCAGTTATTTTCTTCATCAATCTTATAAAATCATTTGCCTCTGCATCTATAGTATCAGCCTTACCACCAAAACCACCATATTTAAAAGCTTTAATATCTTGAGATAAAATATCATCAAGGTATTTAACTCTCTGTTCAATATGATCAGAACCACTATCTAAAAGTCTTTTCTTTTCAGCTACAAGTGCATCACGTTTCCAAGCATCCAGTGCATTAATATCTTTTATACCATGCTCGGCAGCAGATATTCTAGCAGCCATTCTAGAGTTATATCTATTCTGTGTATCAATAAAATTGTCTTCTAGTATATCAGATAATCTCTTACCATTAGAATTAGGTATTTCAATATTTAAATCCAATTCAGTTCTCTTACCAAGCTCTTTCAATTCATTAGCTAACTTTCTAGCCTCAGTATGTCTAATCTCTGACTCAACAGCATCTATAACTGCTTTTTCAGCTCCTTGAGCTTCCTGTGTTTTAATGAATTTATAAAGATTATCTAAATAGTCCTGAGTAACCTCAATATTGTTAGTGATGTCTTTATGTTGAATACCATAAACAAAGTTTCTAGATTGTTCTTTAATAAAAGATTCTTCAATAGGAAGACCACTATCTAGTAGTGATTTTCTAATTGCAGTTTCCACAGCAGCTTCTAAGTCTTGCTTAGGTATAAGTCTTGCCTTACTGGAATCCCATGCTCTATGAATATAGTTTTCACTATCAGCACCAGCACCTACAACACCATGCTTTTCAGCTAGTTTTGCAATCTTTTTATTTAAAGAGTTATAATCCTTTGTAAACTCATCAGCTATTCTCTGAACAGTACTATCAGGGTACTTTGATTTAAAATCATCTATAGACATAACAAGCCTATCTTTAAATATTGGCATTACTTCATTTTCAAAAGCATGAAAATCTCCAAATACTTTCCAAATCTTTTTAGCTCCTTGTCCTTTATACATATGCTTAAGTAACTCATACCCTCTTGGTTTATAGTTATCCATTTGCTCACCAAAGAATGTCTGTTGATAAATTTCTTTTGTTTCATGTGCTCTAATAGCTGACATACCAACTCTACCACCAGCGTCAGGAGCTAACCAATTATAAAGACCAGCTACATAATGATTATCACTATTAACATGATTACCCTTGTTTAATAGGTATTTAGTCATTAAACCATCTGTATCAGAGGCAGTTCTTAAAGTATTATAAACAAAACCACTAACACCAGAGTCTATATTAAGAGGCATATTCTCCATCTTAGCTGATACTTGGTTTAAAAAGTGATTAGTGTTCTGTCTAGGATTACTAGAAAGCTCCTTAATTTGATTTTTAAGTACCATTTCATATCCAGACTCTCCTTCAAATACTAATTGTTCAGCAAATTTACCACTTTCAACATGAAAGAATTTTCTCAAATCTTCAGGCTTACTTAAAGTTTTAGGGTCAATTCCAAAATCCTTAACCATTTCTTTGATAGCAAACTCTTTATTAAAAGCTATTCTTAATTGTGGATGAGTACCATCTACAACTTGTTTTAGCTCATTGATAATATTTTTCTCATCCCTCTTTGATATCCTAACAGCTTTTTGTAATTTATTCTTAACATCCTTATATTCAGGTGTTCCCTTTTTAAGAGTCTTAAGTTCTTTCTTATATAAGTCAACCACTTTACTATTATTGTCAAATTTAGAAAGTAGATTTTTTCTTATATAATTACTTTTTCTTACTTTACCATCAGCTAAATTTTTAAGTATCTGGAGTTTAGATTTATCATCAGTTTCCTTAGCAACCTCAGCAACTAATCTTTTTGCATTAGACTCACTAAGAAGTAAAAATCCATCTTCATTCTTTAGTAACTCCTTAACAACACGACTATTCTCAACAGTGTCAACAACATGCCTAAGACCTGTACCTACTGATACACCAGCTAGAAATAAAGCTGGGTGTGTAGTATAATCGTCAACCAAAGCATTTGCTCCAACTTCATAAAGACCTTGCTCAACTGTTTCACCACCTAAGAAGTAACCAAGTCTCTTAGCTTTTGTTAGTGAGTTTAGAGCTTGACCAGAAATCTTAGCAGCAGCAGCAGAAGCAACAGCACCACCTATAGGCATAAAGAAAGCACCTTCAACAAGCATGGTTGACAGAGAACTTATAGCACTTACTGCTGGATTCTCTTTTGTATATTCTTCCATTCTATTTAATCTTTCTTTACGCATAGATAACATAGTAGCAGCTTTTAAGAAGTCTTGTTCATTATAAGAATAATCCTCTAACAATACCTTTATCTGTTCTGGAGATAAGTCTTTAGTCATTTCAGTAAATAATATCTGATTTTTTGTAGGATCATAGTTTGGATCAATCTTATCACTTGTTTCAGTAGCAAGCATACCTTTTTTAATAGCTCCACCTATTAAAGTTCTCTCCATCATTGTATCTGAAAAATCTTGACCAAATCTATCAATATCTTCCTGTTCTATATCTGGAATTTTCTTAGCATTCTCAAAAATATAGCTAGGAGCTTCAGAAACAAAGTCAGCAACAGTACTAGCAATAGTACCAATTGTACTGGGGGAATATAGGGGTGCTCCTGTAATTTCATATCTTTCAGCTTTCTGTTTTGAGAAAGTATCAACTGATTTTAATGTATCATCTATACTCATGTTAGGTTCTTTTTTGCTAACATGTTTTACTAATTTCATAGCATCAGCAGCATTATTAGGTGTATAATCTAACTTTGTAGCTTCAACAGCTAATAAACCTTCAACAGCACTAGATTGAACTTCTTTTGACATTTGATTATTATTAATCAATTCAATACCTGAATCAATATCAACCTTCTTTTCTGGCTTATTAGCAAACTTTTTCAAATAAGAAGTAGCCTTAGTTCCAAAAGCATCTTGAGGTACTTTACCGCTTGCTAACATATTAGAAGCACCCTGAGCACCTACTAAGTGTGAAGCGGCAAGAAGACCATCTGCTGTAATTGGTATACCTTGGAAATCAGTACCGATCTTATCCCAAGCACCAGTTTTCTGTAAGCGTTTCTTTAACATTGGAATCCACTTACTAGCAGCAGATTCCTGAATGTCCTTATTCTTTAAAAAGTCTTCCTTACTATTTACACCATCTTTACCAAGCCATTTACCTTTACTATCTTTGTAACCTAAATCTTGGAGAGCTAATCCACCAAACTGATATTTACCTATATAGCCTAAATCATTCACAGCATCATACTTACCACTGGACTCACGCATCCCAAGTTTTTCTAAGAAATCATTAGACATATCTGGCTTTTTAACTTCATCCATATTTACCTCCAATTGTTAAGTTTTTCTGTCCTTACTTTTAAGGATTCTTTAATCTGTTGTTTTCTATCTCTTTTGTTAAAGATTTTTTCATAGTAATCGTTACCAATTTTATCTGGATTAGAAATTACTTTTACATAATCATCATAAGAAAAAGATTTTAAAAACTTATCACCATAGTACACATTATACTTTTGTGTTTGTCCAAAACCTACACCTCTTGAAATACTAAGTTCACTTTCATTTGACCATTGATCAAACCAATTATCTCCTGAACCAAACCAAGGACTAGAAGATGCTTCTTCATACTCTTTCAGAGTTCTAGCATATGCAATAATACCATCTTCAGATATAAGATCATGCTTCTTTGGAATAGCTATTTCATCACCATTAGGCATTTCAAAAGACACATTGTTTTTCTTAAATATTTCAACAGCTCTCTCTTTGGCTATCTTATCTGGGACATTAGCTAATTTCTGTAGGTTGTAATAGTGCTCTATCTCATCAGCATTTTGCTTTATTCCTACGTAATCATCTGTTGTATCGGGAGCATTTGATGCTACCTCTTGTAACCAAGTCTTATCTACAGTGTCACCATCTATTGACTTAATATATCCAGAAGTATTATAAGTAGTAATCTTCTTTGATAGTAATTCTAGAGCTTCTGTCTTCTCTGGTCTTGTTAATGAAGTGTCTTCTAATATCCTAGCAATACCTCTTACTTTAGATACTTCTACTGCACCAATAAGTTCCTCTACAGACCTATCTGTTCCTACAGTAATAGAGTCTAGCTTATTAACAAGTTTATTAGCTTCTAACCACTTATTATCATCTTTGATACTAATACCTGATGGTATATCAAATTGTTTTGTAAACCTTTCAGGAAGTTGTCCGTTAACTTCTAAATAGTCTTGTAATTTACTAACTACTACTGGATTAGATAATTGAGAATTTACTACATCAATACTAGGTGGTTCTCCTGCTATTTCCATAATATCAGTGAATGCTCTATCATAAATTGATTCTCTTTTCTTTTTATCCATAGTGCTAGTAATATCATACCTTTTATTACTTAAAGTTTCTAGATAATTAGATGTATTACTTAATAACTCATTCTGACCTTTAAACTCTTTTCTTATCTTATGCTCATCTTCAGCAGTTAAAGGTTGTCCAGATTGTTTAAATCTATCTAGAGCTAAGTCTACATCTACACTAACACCTTGATTAGTTTGTACATATAGAGCTTCTTTAAATCCTCCTAGTGCAGTTTTATAATTAGCTTTATCAGCTTGTTGTCCTTTACGTATAGCAACACCAACAAGTTTCTGATAATCCTCATCAGAAGCATTAACACCTACAAGTTCCATGAACTCTTCGGTTTGAACTAAATTAGCTAACTTAGAATTCTCAGGATTAGCGAGTTGAATTGCGACACCTTTCATATAAGCTTTTCTAGCATCACCAATAAGTAAACCTTTATATCCTACTTCACGTTGTTCCTCACTTAGAGGTACTGATGAACTAGATGGTGTTTGTAATGCCTCAGTAGATGATTGTATAGTATTAGAAGCTTCTTGTAGATATGCCTTATCAGACATTAAACCTTTAGAATACATATTTGAATTATCTAAACCTACTTGTGATGTGTAATCTGAAACCTTTTGAGTACTAATAGCATCCCTTCTACTATACATACTTGGTACCACCTGAGCACCATAACCTTCTAAGTCACTTCTTAATTGATGTATAAAGGGTTCATCTTTATGTTTCTCTAGGAAACTATCAGAGTACTCTTTATATTTTTGCTTTAACCCATCATCACTAGTATAATCAAAGTCTTTAGTATTTTTTATGTTATCTTCAACATGCTTAAGGAAATCATTACGTAGTTTAGCACTAGCTATTCGATGCTTTTCTTGAAGATTTCTACTATAAATTCCATCCGCTGATGTGACTAATTGTTGTGCCATTCCAGACAACATATCAATACCTTTAGCAGCATTCTCAGCTTTCTGTTGTGCTCTTATGTCCTGACCTTGTAGGTTTGTCCTCTGTGCTTGGTTTAGTTGTACTTGTCCCATTTGAGGTTTATTAAAAAACTTTGGCATATTTACCTCCTATTTTAAATACTTTTTTAAAGGCTTATCGAACCTACCATTATTTGCAGCACTACTAAATGTTGAAACACCTGATGCTAATATTGCCATGTTCTGATTAGCTTCTGCCGCACCAGCATCAAATAGATTAAGATTTTTAATAGCTGCTTGATTAGCTTGCCCTTCTCTCATTAGTCCAATGAATTGATTATCCTTCTGTTGGTCACTCATACTTTGATTTTCATTATGAGCTTCACTCACACCCCTTGATATTTCAGCATCTAATACATCTACTGTTCTACCAGATACTCCTGAACCAGCAAAAGCTTGAGCAAATAAATCCATAGCTTCTAGTTTATTCTCTTGTATTGCTACATCATTTTTCATTTTTTGTCTATTTATTAGTTGCTCATTGTTGTGCATATTTTGAGTACTTAACATAAACTGATCTTCCATCATATCCATCTTAGCTTTGTTCTGTTTAGTTAAATTTCTAGCTGCATTAACTGATTGTTGTGATTGTTGCATTCCAGAAATAAGCATTGATGCACCAGCGGCAATACCTGTGGCTAACCAAGTCATATATCCTCCTTATTTTAATTGTTTAAGTTCAGAGAAATCTTTTGCAATAATTTCATCCTCTATATCGTCTAAATCTGTTTTATCTGTACCATGTGATGTAACCCATACACTATCTTCATGTGATATCACAACTCTCTTTGTAAAAGGGTCAGATACAAATATATAGGGTGCTTCATATGTATGGAAACCCATTTCAGATATCACTGATACCTTACCCTCTGTTATTATATTAAATGTTTTACCTCTGTGTATCTTACTTATTAAAACTTGTCCTTTAGGTATAAATAGTTCTCTACCATATACGCCTGTGGCATAATGGTGTTTTATCTTCCCTTCATTAAATTCTTGCATACTATAAGTACCATCTAGTGTAAGAATTCTCCTTTCTAACTCACAGATAACTGCTCGTCTTTCATTCTTTAATTCTGTAGATGGATTTAAATCACTACTAAATTCAGTAATTACTTTTTCTATACTTAATGTAGGTAAATTTTCACTCATTGTTTTACTCCTAAGTAAATAGGGGGGAGTTACCTCCCACCCTGTGTTATTAATTGTCCTTGCCATTCAATACTATTAGCTCGTAATGGTGTAAATACATTATCAGTAGTTATTTTAATTGTAAGGTCTTGTGATCTACCATTAATAGGAAACCTCGCAGTTTCATTTGTAACAGCATCCCTACCAACAACTATAGTACCAATCGTAGAAGGTACAAAGCTATGAATATAATCACTTCTATTTGTTCTTGATATAATAGCTTTAAACTTACCACTGAAAGTCATATTTATAGCCATCCTTCTTAACATTAATAAAGTATAGCCTAACTTAGTTTGACCTTGTTGTGTTTCCTGTCTAGGGACTATCTCACTTAATGTAAAACTAGAGTTATAATATATACCATCAACACTATTTGCATCCCCAGATGTTACTAACTTACCTATAGATTTATCTACTGTTACAACATCATCTAATAATGCAGATAAAGTAGTATCTTCAGTATAAAAGTCTAGGTAAGGTTTATAACCTATCTGTGTATCAGTATCTTCAACAATTTCTTGAGGTGTCAACGTCATGTTACCATATACTGTTTGACTATTACTAATGTCTTCAAATATGAATTTAATAATCTCACCCTGTGCGAATATATATTTTATATCATATTTAAAAGTCCATTTATGCCAAGCATTCTGTACCATACTTCCGTCAATAACATATGTATGCTGTACATATAATGATTTAGGGTCATCATCAGTTCTCACAATAAATACATCATTGCTAAATAAAGATTGTATAACCTTACCTCTTATGAATCTTTCACAATGCTTAGTAGCTGAATTGTCTGTATAACCAACTCCAGTTGTATTATCAGGTGCAAGTACTTTTATTGTACTAAAACTACCCTGCTTTATCGGAAAGTACATAGACCTTCTTACAGCTAAAGGTACATTAGTGCCTAAATCAAAAGCTGAAGCTTGAGTGAAGATAGCTGATGATATATCTAGATTTGTAGGTAATGCTAATTTACTTTGAGACAGTCCAGTATCAATTGTCAATGTATTATCTATATTAAATATATTTCTGATAGGTTTATAACCTAATCTAGAAGAATCAAGTTCTAAATCAACAACATCACTAATAAGATAGCCAGATGTGGTTGTTCTATATAGATTAAATATATCATTTATTACACTGAATACAAGAGTATCGTCTGTAGCATAAACTAGCCTACCATTAAATAATGCTATATCATTAATTGTCTTATGCAATATTGTAGGAGGTCTGTTACTATAATTATCACCTACAGTTGGTTTATTACCTTCGGTATGTGATATAGTAATATCACTTGCACTATTCTTTATTATCTGTACTGGTAGTGTTGTTTTATCAAGTGGTGTAATGAATGGTATAACATCTTCAACCCAGCCTAAATAATCTGATGAGTATCTTAAGTAATATGTGTTAAGACTATCATTTATATCAGGATTAACTCTTACTAGAAAGTTAGTCTCACCATAAACATCATCTAAACCTCTTGATGAAGTAGTACCAACACAGTCTTCAATTCCAGTAGCTATCCTTGCAGGTAATCTACTAGGGTCTGTAATTGTAGCCTTATTACCACCAGTTGCTTCATGTAACAGGTGTATATGATCTCCATAAGAACATTCAACACTAAGTCCTTGTTGTAAAGCATTACCTCTAGTTATAACTGTATTATTAAAAATATAGTTATCATTTGAGGGAGCATATGTATCCATTTGACTTTTTAGTGCTGCTATGATAGTTGCTGGAGTACTAGAGGTTGATCCTGTAGCTGTTGCCACTACCGCTGGAGTACCTATACCTGAATCAAACTTTATAGTATATACAGCATGCTCAAAAGCACTAGTTACCCATATCAAAGTTCTCTTCTCTGTACTATGATTAACATATCTATCTTTTCTACCATATATATCCACAGAAAGTCCACCTAATATTGGTATAGTGTATTTAAAATCATCCCTAAAATACTTAAAGTAAAAAGCCGTTTCTTTTTCAATAAACTTAACTTCATTAGCCTCTATAGTACTTGGATATGTACCGATAATGGATGATCCCCCAGAAATTCCACTCATGGCAGTTGAATATATATAAGCCCTCTCTTGACCTACATCAACACTTTGCGTTAGTATAGAATAATAAGCTTCATAATCAGCACCGTCCCTGTAAACACACCATCCCATTATAACACGTTCTGTTTCACTTATATCTATAACTAAACCACTTAAATCGTCTCTAACCGAGTCTGGTAATTGTGTTGGGTTATTAATAGAATCTATGTCATAGTCATCATATGCAACTCTCTTTATCTCTATAGAGTCAATGTTTGTTCCTGATGTACAACTAATTGTAGCATTTATAAGAGAAGCTTCAGCTCCAACGTATTCACATTCAAATTTCTCAGTGTTATAAGGTGTTGTTCCTTCTGGTACTACTGCCCATGCTCTACCAGCATAACCACTAGACTCTCTCCATTTTATTCTCAAACCACTTATATGACTTGGTTGATTCTTATTTAGATTAGCTTTTATACCAAATATTACCTCTGAAGATGATGCTGACACCTCTTCACCTAAGTAGTAGTCTTGATCATACTGTGTGTAGAACCAATTAGCCCAATCAAATGTATCACCGTTATCGTTCCAAGCTCCCCAAGTTGTTGAATCAATAGCAATTGATGAGTTAGTTAAACCACCAAGTCTTAATTCAGCGGTTGAGTCTGCTGATCCTACTCCCTTTTTTATCTTAAGCCACATAGAGCTTGTTGATACTGTGCTATAGAATGATGGCATTCTAACATTGTCAGAACCCATTTCATAACTCACCTGTACATCAATAAACGGAGGCATTGAATCTCTCCAAGTAGTATCTACATCTGCCTGTGTAAATCTAGTTGATGACCCCTTAGTTAGTGTAGTAAATCTGTATAAGGCATTAGCTGGTGATGATTTAGTGTTTCCTGCCGCTGACTGTCCATATTCAACAAAGTCTGTATGTGTATCATTCCATATTACAACAACATCACCAAATAAGTTAAAGTCATTTCCTGCTATAGAACCATCAACACCTACATACATGAAAGCATCCATAGTACTACTCCAATCAGTCCAAGAGCCTTGAGAACCTTGTCCATCAGCCCATTGTACTCTAGGTAATTCAAAATCTGTAAGGTCTAACTCTACAGTAACACCTCTGTTTGCTATTACAAACCTATCTGAAGTCTCAACAACTTTTAAGTCCGATGGGTCAGTATGGGCTAAATAGTTTTTTACTGTATTTGATTGTACAATGATAATACCTTCGTGTCCTTCATCAAACCTATAAACAGTACCATCAGGTTTTATACCTATACAAACAACTTCATCATCTATAGTTAGATTAAACATTGCATGTTCTTCAGTATAATCTCTAGAACCATCATGTGCAATTATGTCATCTAATGCTACAGGAGTCCTTCTAGCAAGTCCACTAGAAACATCAGGTATCATATTTACTTGTTCTTCTAATTGGTTGTCTAATCTAACACTAGGTGCTTGCTGTGAAACACCATTTGTTAAACTACGGACAACACGACTAATTAAGCTCATATTACCTCCTATCTTCTATTTTTAAATGCTATATTATAGCCTCTTGTTGTTGCTACCATATTTAAGTCTCTATTATCAATATCCTCTCTCTCTACTTCTAACCTATATCTTGTTATATCTTTTTGTATAGCTGCTTCTGCCACAGGTGATCCAAAATATTCAGCATTATACCTTAATTTTGCTAGGGCTACTATATACTGTCTGAATGACTGAGGAAGGTTTATAAAAGTTAATTCAGTTACCAAATTTAATATTACTGATTCTGTAAATACATCTGTGTTTTCTACTTTATTAAATATTTTAAAACCACGTTGTACATACCTACCATAATCATTTGGTAGTTCACAGCGTAGTGTGTCTGATGGTAAATTTATATAACCATTTCCATCAGGTGCTTTTTCAAATTGGTCAAGTTCATTAAACCACCAACCTCTAGCTTGTTCTTCTTTTGAAACTTCATTTAATATTCTCTTAGCAATAATTGCTTGTTCATAAGTACTTGAAGTACTCGATACTGCTGCATCACCAGTTACACTTAGTATCTGGTTCATTGCATCTAATTCTATATTTGTAGACATATAAATTCTCCTTATTTAGTTTTTTAAAAAAAAGGGGAAGCAATTAAGCCTCCCCCTATATAACCCCTATAAGGAGTTATTATTATGCATTAGTCATTTCAAGTGAAATAGCTGATGCATGGTTAAGAATACCATAACCAACAGCCATTTTCCCTGCCATTAAGTAAGCAAGTTTCTGAGGAATGTAATCAACTCTTACATTTACAGAAAGTAATTCTAAAATACCAGCACACTCTTTAGCAAATAAAAGTCCAACACAGTTAGTTACTCCTGTTGTTCCAACAAAAGCTGGAAAGTGTGGTGAGTAAACTACTTTAGAACCTAGTACCATTGGTACTCTACCTGATTGTGCGTGAGGATCACTAATCCAAGTAACACCAGAGTTTTGTGCGTTGTTAAGTAGTGCAAAGTAGTGTTGTGGTCTTAGTAAGAATACTGGATCACCAACAGCGTCTTTGTCTCTGAACTCAGTCATTGCAGCAGCCATTGAAAGGAATACCTCTTCACCTGTAGCTACACCTGAAACAGATACTATGTCTCTTTCTGACTTAGCTGTAAAAACGTCATCACCATTAGTGCTAAAATCTCTAAGACCAGCAGTAGTAGCAGCAGCAGCATCAACTACTCCAGCAGCTTCAATTACCTTAAGGATAATGTCTTGATCTACTTTTTTAGCTAGTGCTCTACCGATAGACTCAATTTGTGCTGCTTTAGAGTTATAATGTGCCATTGCTTCATCTAAATCAGATAACCAAGAGTGTGCTACAGTAAGATCACCAATTATGATTTCTCTCTCTGTTGCATTGATAGATTTATCCCCAAGGTCAGTGATAACCGCTTCTTTTCTAGATGAAGCTTCAGCATTACCTACGATTGGGAAAGATTTAGACTTTCCAGACTCGATAGAGTCATTTGTGATTAGTGGTCTAGCCACGTTTGTTGATTGAAAATACTTTAAAACGTCTGTTGCTGCTTTCTTTTGAAATAGCTCTCTGTCTACTGTACCATTTAGTACAGCACCATCGTTAGCACCTATTGAACCATAAGCCATAATTTACCTCCATGTTAGAACCCAGATAGATTTCTCTTTGCTTCTACTTTCGCAGCGAATTCTGGGTCTTGTTTATATTTAATATCCATTGTATCTCTGATGTACTCTTGAGGGTTAGAATAAGGTCTACTCCCTTCATTTGATGTACCACCAGATTCGATCACTTTGTTAGGGTCTTGACCGTTTGCCCTTAGATATCTAGCTTGTAAACCTTCAACAGCTAATTTTGCTAGTCCGATATCACCAGATTTTAATACAGCATGGTTAAAAGATGCAATATCAGTGTCATCAAGATTAGCTAAAGCCCATTCTTGTAACTCACCATATGCCTCTTTACTACCTACTACACCCATAATCTCGGAATCATTCTTTGCAATCTCAGCTTGTCTACCACTCACAATAAGATCAAAATGCTTATCAATACCAGCCTCAGCTAGTTGTTGTCTCTGCTCTTCTGATAACTCACCATTAATAGCGGCACTAACTAATTTATCTAAATTTTCTGAAAAGGATTCGCCAGCTTCCACATCACTAGGTTTATCACTCTTCTGTAAACCAACTTCACTTCCATTAGTCTTAATTGAAGTATCTTCTTGCTTACCTTGTGTAGAGGTTTGCTGAGTTTCTTCACTTACATTACTAACATCTTGTGCCGATGTATCTACATTACTATCACTTACTTGTTCTGAATTTGTATTTTCAGCGTCCATTTATTCTCCTGTTTTACTAGCAGCATTAATTGTTGGTGCTATAGCATTTTGTTGCATTTGAGCACGTTGCTGTGCCTCTTGTTCAGCTTGTAATTCCTCTGTTGTCTTAATAAGTTCAGCAGTACCAATATCTAAACTATTAGCAATTCTAGCAATCATTTCTGGCATCTTAATATAAGCTCCAAATTCTTGTCCTAGTGTTTGTTGTAATAGTCCTATGAAAGTACTCATAGCATTAAACTCAGTTCCTCTACCTAAAGCAGCAGAACCAGTTGTAACTTCTAATTCAATTGAGTCTTTTAAAGCATCATTAATCATACCTTTATTTCTTAATCTAACTAAGTATAATTTAACCAAAGGTTCTTGTAATACATTAGCTAGAGTTGAGTAGATACCCCCAAGAGACACTTCTAGCTCCTGTGATACCCTTCTGATCTCTTCAGCAGTTACTCTTTCAGCATTACGTCTAACTGAACTATCTAATAAAAAGATAGTACTTAAATCCATGCGAAGTGTCTCTGCTTCTGATTGAGCAATTTGTAAATCCATTCTTTTTTCTGCTTGTATTACTCCAACGTCATCAGGATTACCAAGTAGTACATCACCAGACCTAGCTGATTGTAACTTTTTTACAGTTAATGTAGCATTAGGTTTAATAACATATATGATACGTGCAGATTCAGCAGCAGCTTCTAATATTGACTGTCTTAAACCTTCATAAGAATTTAAATCACCAATAAAATCTTCAATATATGATCTACCATAATCTTCACCTCTATCGACAAATGGTACAAATACATATGGTAGTTCCTTTTCTTTAAACATACCTTCAGTATCTTTCATCTTCTCATCAAATATCTCTTGGTGAACACTATATTTACCATCAGGTTGCCTCTTAATTACAGTATAAACATCCATAGACTTTGCATCATCTTTGTGTTTCTCTGTGAATTCTAATGATGACATAACCTGTTCCTGAGCATCTTTATCTAACTCAGAGAAAACTATACAATCCTTAACAATTAATTCTAATATTTTCTTAGATTTACTTCTCTTAATTACAAAATTTTGTAATGGAATTACTTTAGGGTCTTCATTTTTTGGTATATGCATAACTGCACTACCACCAACTATACACTGTTTAATTATATCAACAAGTGTTGACCTTAGTTGTGAAATTTCCATTTCATTGACAATACTTCTTTCAAGAATCTGTAAGGCTTGATTAATTTCACCTTCTCCTTTATTCATACTCTTTAGTGTTAATGGATTAATACCCATCTTAAAGAATGCTGTTGCAGGGGGGAATAAGGTTAGAATAATTTTATTTGCCAAGTTATTAACACCTCTTGCCCCAAGGGACTGATAGGGGTTAGGATAACCTTGAGATTCTGTGGAACTATCATAATGACCATTATATAACTGAGGAATAGTTACCTTAGAGGCATCTTCAGCTCTAGTTAAATAGTCTTTACGCTTTCCAAGCATTTTGTCAAACTTTTTCTTAGCACTCATTATGATTGTAGTCCTGTCTTACCTTTTGACAATCCCATGCCAGAAGATACAGAAGCTCCTTGAGTCCTTTTTCCTTTACTTCCTAGTATTACAGTAGCACCTTTATTAGCATCTTCATTTTGAACTCTTCTCATAGCTTCATCACGCTGTGCATTTTTCTGCTTTTCTAATGCTGCTGCTCTATTCTTAGCATCTTTTTTTACTGCATCTTTTGCTTCTTGTTTTTGTTTTACAAATGGATCAAGATGTATACCATCACCACTAGCTATTCTATCTACTTCACCAAAAACATCAGAAATACCTTTTACTGTTGTTTTTAATACATCCTCAATTGGATTACTCTTACCACCCATAATTACCCTCCTTATTGTTTTACTATAATTAGACTTGGAAGTGTCCTACTATTAGACTTCTTATGGGATTCTTCTACCTTAGCTATAAAAGCTAGACACTCTTCATAAGTCATCTTATTAGTAAAGCCAGAACCATCAACCATTATTTTAAACATTTCTATTTCTGGTTTATCCTCACGTTTCTTTGGTTTAACCTTTGGCTTTATGAGCTTTTCCTCTGGTTTTCCATATTTACGCTCACTTTTACTCGTCCTTGTCATCTTTAACTCCAAATTTTAAATCAAAACATTCAGCACAGTATTCTCTACCATCTTCAGTTCCATATGCTCTTTGACCATATTGAGATAAAGAGACTAACTCTTGACACTCTTTGGCACATTCTTTGCACTTGAATTCTTGCACTTTTTCTCCTTTGAGATTTTCTCTGTATACTCATCAGCCCACTCTTGTAATACTTCATCTGATACACTCATTATCTCTATTGGATTAAATGTTTTATCAAAGTTTTTAAGAGTTATAAGATCAGGATAATTTAATATTCTAGCCTGTCCCATTTGAGCTAATAGATTCTCTTTTGCATCATCAATAGAATTCTTATAAGCAACATAGTATCTAACAAATGTCTCTCTAAGTAATTCTAATTCATTCTCACAGTCCATTAATGCTCTTTCAGCTTTAACCTTACCAATTCTAGGACAGCCTTTATACCCATCAACTGCATCACCAGTTAACACCTGAGTATATAACCATCTGTTTGCTTCTAGTTCAGTAGGTTTGATAAATTCTTTCTTTTTAAAATCCCATTGTCTACTAGGTATAGTTCTAAGGTCTTTATCTTGAGAGTATATAGAAATAGTATCATCTGCTGTGGCAGCAATGCCCATACAGTCATCTGCTTCTAACTCTTCAATCATCATTAATTGATACTTCTCAGCATTCTCTTTTTGATATTCCCTAAGCCATTTAAGACCTAATGGTTTTTTAATATGTGATCTATTGGATTTATAAGTATCATACTTTCTTTTACGAAAGTTCTTATCACAAGATATAGAAAAGATAATATCTTCTCTTGCATATCCACATAATTCACCAATGTCATCTAGAGATTTTTCTAATAATCTAACCATAGCTTCTTTGTCAAAAGATTCGCATATCTGATCACCAAAATCTGATATATCTTCAGTTACTCTACCAATAGTAAAGTTAACAATATCACCATCTACAATTAATGTTTGTTTCTTATTTTCCATAAGTTCCTCTTTCATTTAAGTATTTAATAGCATTTTTTAGTATATCAACACTATCTCCTAGTTTTCCTAAACCAGTGTTACATGCATTACATAATAACCCTCTGATGTCTCCTGTGTCATGGTTATGATCTACACTTAACCATTTAACTTCACCTTTAACATCTTTTATCACTTCTGGATTTTTACATATAGCACATACACCTCTTTGCTTTAGAAATAGTTTATTATAATCATTAATACTCAGATTAAACCTAGCTTTAAGATTTTTACCTCTAATAAAATCTGGTTGTGTTTTTTGTTTATGTACTAATTTAGTTCTTACACAACACTTACACATAGCCCGATAACCATCTTTACTAGCCTTACGCTTGGTGAATTCTGATATTAATTTTAATTCTTTACATTTTGTGCATTTTTTATTCTGCACTTTTTAACAACATTTTAGCAATTTTTTTACACATATCTTCAGGGCTTAGTGTATTGCTAACTCTATGTTTAAAATCATAAGTATCAAGTGAACATTCAGTTGGGTCTTCTTTTCTACTAATATCTACATTAGAACCACGTTGCTCACCATCAATTCTAATTAAAAATCCAACCTTATCAATAAAGTTAGCTTCATTTTCAAACCTAACATCATCACAAATTAAAACCTCTTTATCAGTTTCAATAGCATATTTAGCTAACTGGTCTAACCAAAAGTCAGGATTTTTATTCCTACCCCATAAACCAATAGCTATTAATAAATCTCTATCTTTTTCACCTTCCATTTCTAAACCATACATTTTATATAGTGCATCTTGTGCATTATAAATAGGTTTAGCTAATGATATTCTTTCAGACCTATGTTTACCTAAAGCTTCAACCAATATATTAGTTACAGTACTTTTTCCAGTACCCATTTTTCCTGATATTCCGATAATTAATTTCTTCATA